ATAAATGAAGTTTCTAGTTCGACTCCCTTGTAGTCTGCTTGACGCATTTTACTAATAATGAATTGAACTTCCTCAGGAGAAAATATAGTAGGAGGGGCTTTCAGAGCCGATGTTTTAACAGCTTCTGCTTTTTCCTTTGCTTTTGCATTCTCTACATTAGCTCCTTTTCCTGTTGTAATTTTACCTTTTGTAATTAATCCCATAACTGTTAATTTTAATTTTTTAAGCATATATAAATATATTGCCAGTATCTACTTTAACATTACCGTTCTTTTGGTATTCTGATATGTCACTGTGTCCGGCATCTATATCTACTACTGCTGAAGCAAAGGCTTGAGGAGTTGCTGAGGTTGCTGTTGAGCTTAATGAATTATGAAAACCAAATCTTTCGGTAGCAGAATCGTATATGTATCCATGGCCATTACCACTTCCTTCATCTATTACGATACCACCGTCTGCTGTTCCTGCTGATCCAGAGTTTAAAAGAATAAACTTGTCTTCGATTAATAGGTTAGCTGTAGATATTGTAGTTGTATCTCCCTGTACAATTAAATCACCTGATATTGTTAAGTCTGCAAAGGTTGGAGATGCTGATGTTACTAGACTTTGGTTAATTGCTTTTACAGCTGCTAAGTTACTTACTTCTGAATCCATTAATGCTCCTGCTGCGGTTACATTAGATGTATTAGCTGTTAATTTACTATTGTTAGTAGTTATGTTAGACTCCATTGAATCTAAGTTAACTGCTTGAGTTACTGTTATGCTTGATAACTTAGTACCTTGTGCATTTGAAATAGTTGTAGGTTTGTTTTGAATTGAATCAAAATCTACTTGAGTTGAACCAGATACTAGTGTTGGAATATTTGATATGGTTGAGTACGCTATTGATCCAGATATAATATGACCACCTTTAGCTACTACTATTCTACCTGATGTTGCTGTAGAAAAGGTTACTGTTACTCTATCGTTTAAGTTTGCTCTTACAGAAGCAGGTATAATTTGATACCCGTCTGCATCGTAAACTGTTGTATTAATGTTTGGAGAAGAGAAGTTATGTACTACCTCTACTGATGTTTGGTTAGTAAATGTACTAGCAAGTGTTGCTGCTTGATCTACTGTTATTCCAGATAATTGAGAGCCATTACCTACGAAGGCTGCGGCTGTTACTGTTCCTGTACCGAATGTTACAGTATTATCTAGTAATGTTGCTTCAACTTGTGCTGAAGATGATATAAGAGTGGGTTTATTTGCTATATTTCCAAAGTCTGTAGATATATTTGCTATGTCTGTAGCTATAGATGCAGATACTGCATTAAATGATCCAGATATATCAGATGCAATTTCACCAGAGTTGTGTACTACTCCTGTGATGCCTGCTCCACCTCCACTAAATGATGCGGCTGATAAGCCGTTGTCTACTGTTAATGAATCTAATATAGCTTGTGAACCACTAACAATTATTTTCTTCCAACCCATGTCTTATTGTATTTTCTAATGATAATGTTAATCTTAACCTAATTTTTATAATATAATAGTAAGGGAGAGGTGGTTAAGTTCTCTCCCTCATTATTATTAATCTACTATACGTAGATAAAGATATCGTCTGAAGAATTTACCTTCATGTTACCTCTTTTGTGGTATTCGGTATCTGCAATGTCGTGGGCTGCGTTATCCTCATCTACTACTAAAGCAACATATGCTTCATTAGCGGCTGTCCCGTTAACTTTTGAATCTACTGATTGATTAACACCGAATCTTGAATCTGAATTATCAAATACAAAACCGTGTCCTACTCCGTTTCCTTCATCAATTATAATACCACCTTCATCTGGGTTGGCAGATCCTGAGTTCAATAAGATAAACTTATCTGTTACTGCAAGGTTAGTCGTATTAATATATGTTAAGTCTCCACTAACAGATAAATTACCTGCTACTGTAGCATTTCCTGATAAAGTTAATCCAACGAATGTTGGAGAGTCAGTAGTTTGTAGACCTAAATCTACATCTGTGTTAACTCCGTTTTGTCCTGATCTCATTGTACCTTGTGAAGGTGCGCTGAAGTTAGAAGCTGAAACGATTCCGTTATCTAATGCAAAAGAAACTTTGTTTGCTGATACTGTTGATGCGATACCACTTCCACCTTCGAAAGTTAATGTCTCGCCTCCTGCTACTAAATCTGTAGTTCCTGAATCGGCTGCTACATTAAATGAAGTTGCAATAGTATTAGAAGTTACACCTGTAATACGTCCTTGTGCATCAACTGTAATTCCTGGTACTACTGTTGTACTACCATATGTACCTGGTGATACTGCTGTATTTGCTAATTTAGCTGCTGTTACTGCATTATCTGCAATTCTATCTTCAACTACTGCACCGTTTGCTATTGTAAGTGTTCCGGCTCCTGTAACTTCACCTGAGTGAGTTGCATTTGTTAATTTAGCACTGTTGTTTGTAATTGCTGTTACTTGAGCTCCAGAAATTCCTGTTTTATTAGTGTTAGCTAAAATAGCTGAATTGATTGAGTCAGCTAATTTTGCTGCTGTTACTGAATCATCAGCAAGATGTCCTTCTGCAATACCGCCAGCTTTTACTCTAACTGCTCCTGTACCGTCTGATGCTGATAATTCAATACTTGAACCATCTACAGTTACTTCTAATTCGTCTGCATTAGCTGTGATACCGTCTCCGCCAATTACGTTAAGTGTTACGTCGCCTGCTGCTCCTCCACCAGTAAGTCCTGCTCCTGCTGCAACTCCCGTTACATCACCTGCTGGTACTGATAAGTCTAATGTTCCTGCTGAGTCGTTATATGTCAAAGTAACAGAACCGTCCGCACTTCCTAACACCGAATTAACTTGATCATCAATAGCCTCATTTAAGCCTGTTACATTGCCTGCTGCTACTGAAGCTGCTGCAACGTTTGTTAATCCTGAACCGTTTCCTGTTGTTGTTAAGAAATTAGCATCATTCGCTAATTGGGCTAAACCACTCCCGGATACGACAATTTTTTTCCATTCTGCCATTTTGTTGTAATTATTTTATTGTTATTTGTTAGTAAAAATTTTATGCCTTTTGGCATTGTTAATAAATAGGCTATTTAGTTTAATACTAAGAACCAAAATATAAGTTTTTATCAGAGTCAAAATACAATCCTCCGACTACTGGTGTTGGTATAGTAGATTGAGATGTTAATAAAAGAACTCCGGTACTTGAAACCTTAAATAGTTCTTTAGATCCTGATGTAAGAGTGAAAGGATTTGTATTGCCTGTCATATTGATAGACATCGATCCTGTTACCTCTATATTTCTATTTGTTGAATGATATGATCCAGTTTGTGCAAATATACTGGATGCTCCAGCTAAAATTGTAACTGCATTAATAAAATGTGATGAACCTGTGTTAACATTTACACCGTTACTGTCTAAAGTGATACCTGAACCTGCATTTACATCTAATGATACAGAACCTTGAGTTCCTCCTCCTGAAAGTCCATCTCCTGCAAATACTGCTGCAATATCTCCAGTTCCTGATATATTCTGTGGTTCCCATCTATTATTTGATTGACTCCAAGCTAATACATCTCCATCGTCTAATGAACCAGTATTTACATCTGATAAGTCTCCTAATGTTGATGCTCCTCCACTTCCTCCAAAGCCATTAAATACACTCCATGTTACTGAATCAGCAAAGGTACTAACATAATCTGCTAATGTAACAGATGCTTGATATGTAGCTGAAGATCCTTCAACCCAAACTATTTGTCCGTCTGTTGCCCTGTTTGCTGGTATGTTATTAAGATCTGAGGTGTCTCTTACTGTATAGAATGCACCTTTTAGGTACTGTATATCCGCAAACGCAACACCCGAACTACTGGCTGCTGATGTTAACTCTAATATTGATGTAAATACTGGCATATTCTATCTTTATATTATTATGTTGGTAGACTTCCGTTAGCTGCAACAAGTCTTATTTTAAAAGCTGTTGCTATTGCATTTTGTGACTTTCTACCAAATACAAACCATTCGTTATATCCTAAATGAGCAGTGTCGAGCACTATAGAATGTAATTCCCCTGTCTCTATTAAGAATCCTCCTCCATCTACATTCAAACAAGGGACTGCTCCTCCTGCTACACTGTTAAAGGTCTCTTGAATAGATGTCGGTAGGTTGCTCATATCTGATCCAGAAGGAAATAGAACTATTATCTGTCCAGTTGTAGCTGCAGAAATTAATCCTGCTGATGCTAGTACTGTATCTAAGTTAGACCCACTAAGTGTTGCCTGTAATGTTGCTGATTGTGATCCTGCTAATGATATTGAACTGTCTCCTATCGCTCCTGCTTTAAATTTATAATAAGGTGATGCTGTATTTCCTGTATATGCTGTAACTTGTGGAGGAGTATCACCATTAAGAGTACTTGCTCCCATTACTGCATTATAATTACCTCCAAAACCAGCATCTGAACCATATGTGGAAGTATAAACATACACTTTACCGTAGTCAGCTGATTGAGCTATAACTACATTACCTGTATCTGTACCTGTTTTCCCGAAAGCATCAGTGGCTGTAGCTGTAAAGCTATAAGTTCCTGCTGCTAAAGCACTATTTGCATTTATATTGAATGATGTTCCATTACTATTATTAGATACTGCAGTAAATGATGAAGCATGTGTACCGGATAGTGCTAAAGTAATCGGATAATCTGCTTCTGTGTCTGATATACTAACAGTTGCTGTTAATACTCCTGATGTTATGCTATCTGTTTCTAAAGAACCTTGTTCTGATATAGTAACTGATGGGTTATTATTTGTTGCTACATTAATAGTTATGTTTGAACTACCGTGATTGTTGTATTGGTCTTGGTACTGTATAGTACTTGTTATAGTATCTCCTGATCCAGTAGTAGAACCGCTAATATTAAGGTTAAGACTTAAATTACCGCTACTATTAACTGCTATCGCATCATTAGAAGAAGTAAAAGCTTGTACTACTTGTGATCCATAGTTTGGACTATAATTAACTCCGACATCTCCCTGTGTTCCTGTTCTTCCATTGGTATTGGTTCTAATAATGTCACCAGTTCCTGCTGATTCTATTATATAGTATGTACCGTTATTAGTTAATGTACCAGTTTGTGCTTGTGCAATTGTAAATGCATGACTAGATGTCCTAGTTTCAAAGCCATGTTCGTCGGCAATTGATGCTGTTACTGAATATACACCGGCTGTTAGAGGAGAAGTAGCTCTTATCAACCTAGAAGTACCAGATACAACTGATTCTAAGCTATCTCCATTAAATGATGCTGAATAAGAAGTATAGTCTATTGTATTTCCTTCTGAGTCATTAAATGCTAATGCTACTAGGTTGTTTCCAGCGATTGCCTTGTTAGTATTTAAGTTAGCATTAGTATTAGTAAATGTTATAGTAGGGGCTGTATTATCTGTTACGTTTAATGTAAAGTTCTGTGTTGAAGGTGTATTAAAAGCATTAGTTGCTGTTACTGTTCCGTTAATCTGTGTTCCTCCTACTTCAGATGATCCTGATACATTATAATTAACTGTTAGATAGCCTGAGCTATTAATTGCTAACTTACTGTTCGGTGTGACACCCCATGTTACTGATTGGTTAGCTGTAAATTGTGATGTAGTTCCAGAGTATCCATTTGAATTATCGTATAATGATGATCCATTAGTAGCTGATTCAATTACATATAAAGAAGTCTCTCCACTAATAGTAGGAGCACCATCATCAGATATCGGGATTGTTATTATACCTGTATCTGTACCGTTGTTATAAGCATCAGTAACAGTAACTCGGTACTTATAGCTATTAACTATATCGGAGTTAAGGAAAACTGCTGCTTTTCTTGTTACTACTCCGGTTGATGATATGTCAAAAGCATTTTCTGTTGGATCAGAGACACTAGTCCCAGTGTATGTACCTAACGAGATTGCTGATGAATCTAATTCTATACCAATTAATGTAACTGTTTTAAATACTATGGTATCTCCTTCTGGATCAGTTGCTGTTATTGTTCCTGCAGCTGCATTACCTGCACTATTCTCACTTAATCCAGTAACTGTTTGAGCATTGACAGTTGGCTGTGTATTATCTGTTACGTTAATAGTGATAGGAATCTGTACAAATGAATTGCTGTCATCTCCATCACTAAAATGTTGATCAGATGCTGTAATGCTTAGTGTATGTGTTGTTTTTGTTTCATAATCTAATGAACCAGTTACCTGATTGATAGTTACGTAGGTTGGTGACTTAACTATACTAAATAAATCACCTGAATCTGATCCTGATGTGATTGTTATAGTGTCAGTTTCAGTATCTGTAAAATATATCTTTGTTATCTCTCCTGCTGCTGCGTTTTCATTTCTAGATGTAGTGAAAGAGCTTATTACATTACCTCCAACGCTTGTTTCTCTAAATTGTGGTGCTGCATTTGCAGTTACTGTTACATATATAGTCTTTAATGTGAAAGCTCCTATAGTATCTGTTGCTCTAACAATTACTGGGTGTGCGAATACGCTATCTCCTCTATCAGTTGTATTAAATGCTGCTACTGTAGGTAAAGCTGCTAGCTTTAGTACCCCACTAGTAATATTTACATATCCATCTGTATAAGAACTATCTATTGTGAATGTAATTGCTTGAGATTCAGCATCTGCTCCAGCTAATGTAACTAAGTTTGTTCCTATAGGTTCATATTCTGCTACTACCTGGTTACCTGTTGATATAGTCGGTGCTGTATTAGGGTAAAAGACTGCTTCTAAGAAATCTTCTATTGTATTTGCTGTTCCAGGGTTATATGAGTTAAATAAAGGGTGTTCTGTGTTAGATACTACTCTATTACCATCAAATTGGTTATTAAAAGCTGATTGTTGAGTTCCATCTTTGTTCATAAACTTAATAGACCCTGAGCTGATATATAAATGTTGCCAAGGTTTAGCAGATGTACCTAAATCATTAGTAGATGAACCTGGTATTATGCTTCCGGTAACTATTTGGTTACCTATAAAGGTATTAGACCCTGTACTAGCGAAAGAACCGGTTTTATTATTTAATCCTGTTATATCACTATGACTTCCTACAGCATATGAAGATGTAGCCTGTAAAAGACCTAGTACTGAGGCTTCTATTGAGCCTGTAAATGTGTTTAAGCCTGTTACATCTGCTTTAACTGATGCTGTTATGTATCCTAATGCTTCTACTTGTAAAGAAGAGGATAATATACCTGCATTTAGTGAATTTAAGTAAGACCCTGTAGATGCTTTAAGAGCATTAACTTCATTTTGTAAGGAACCAGTGCTTAAAGTCAAATTATCGACTTTAGATTGAATAGAACCTGTAAATAGGTTAATACTTGTTATATCACTATGACTTCCTACAGCATATGATGAAGTAGCACTTAATAGCCCTTGAACTGTAGCTTCTATTGAGCTTGTAAAGGTATTAAGACCGGTAACATCAGATTGAACTGAAGAAGTGATGTATCCTAGTGTTCCTATTTGTAGAGATGATGATATAGTACCTTCTGGTATCTCTGTATGTGCAGAAGATAGAAATCCTAATGAGGATATCTGAGCTGATGAAGATATAATGCTATTAGGTAAAGAACTAAGGAATGAACCCGTTACAGCCTTAATAGAATTTACTTCTGTCTGTATAGATGATGTAAATGTGTTTAGTCCTGCTACATCTGAACTTACTGATGCTGTTATGTATCCTAAAGCTGTTATTTGTGCTGATGAAGACAGTATACCTGCATTAATACCGGTAAGGTATGATCCAGAAGCTGATGTTAGGTTATCTACCTTAATTTCTATTGACCCAGTAAAGGTATTAAGCCCTTCTACGTCAGTAGTTGCTGAAGATGTTACAAACCCTAGTGATTCAATCTGTAATGACGATGATATTGTACCAGAGTTAACTGTTCCAAAGCCTAATGCTGTAATTTGAGCAGAAGAAGAAACTATACCCGGTGGTTTGCTTGTAATCTCCTGATAAGTTGATCCTGTAATATATAATAAAGATTCTATTTGTGCAGAAGAGCTTATAATAGAAGATGGTATGTTACTTAGTTGGTTAAAACTTGCTATTCCTGAAGAGGTAACAAATCCTAAAGAAGCAATCTGTTGTGACCCGGATATTACATCTCTTTTAAATCCTAAGTTAAGTAATTGTTGTGAACCGGATAAGGCATTCTTTATGAACCCTAATCCTTCTACTTGAATAGATGATGATACTATGTTACTAGCATCTACTCTACTAAAGTATGATGAAGTTAACTGTTCTAATGCTTCTACCTTAGTTTCTAGTGTTCCGGAAACAATTTCTATTGCTGCTAAACGCTTATCTACTGATCCAGTATAGGTATTTATTGAGCTTGAGTGTAAGTTTAAAGGGAGTAACGAAGATCCAGTAGCACTTCCAGCTTCTAATGAAGCTATACGGTTAATTACATCAGATCCATTAAAAGTAAGTGAGGACCCTGTAATGTTCAACGAACCTGTTAAGTTCAAGGCATTCATCCCTGGTCTTAACTCGGTTTGCATCACGTTGTCTTTTCTAAAGACGAGTGATCCTGATATTTCTCCTATGAACTTTGACATTAAAGCTTTGCTATTTTATAATATTAAGAAAACCGTCGTAGTTGCCTACTTTAGTATAAATAGTCACCTGATTAAAGGCTAGACTCATTTTCTGAAGTAAATTTGACCTCTGACTTGCTATATACTTTACGATTGTTGTGCATATGTGCATTGATAGTATCTGATATTATATGTCCTAGTAATGTAATGTTAAATTCTGTCTTAATCATCCTATCGCTACCTTGTACTATTTCTGCTGAAGTAGTGTAGGTGTCTATCTGTGCTCTAAATCTATATTTATCTGGATCTCCCCAATAAGAGTCAGATGCAAAGTTTATTCCTTCGACAATTTTATTATTTTGTTCAACATAGTCGGTGTATATTATACAAGAGTATACTATATTAACATAATCTGGTATAGCTACTGCATAATACTCTTCTTGAGGTTTCCTATTGTTTAATATCCCAAAATTATCGTAAATATTGCTTTTAGAATAGGAAGTTTTAAACACTCCCATATTGTTTGGTCCGTTAGCATCTAATTTGTTTCCTAAGTTTCTGTTTTTTGAGATACTATCTCTTCTAAACACTATTAAAGGTGCTTGCATCTTACCGTTCTTATCTCGGTAATACCCGTCTTTTTGCATTGCTGCCCATCGTTCAGGAGAACCATATACAAGAGGTACCTTTATAGGTTTGCCGTTCTGTGTTACAGTTGGTTGCAGTACTTCATTAAAGTAATAGTAAATTGCTTCATCAATATCTTTTATACCTACGCTGAAGTTTTTAACTGTATCGTTATCCCTTCTTATTTGCATAGCGCGATCTTTGCTTTTATCAATTGAAGCTCCTGTAAGGGCTGCAGATAATTGCTCTTGACTTTTCGGTATAGGTTTCTTTCCAGCCATATTATTCTCTATTTACTGCTTCTGTTATTCCTGCTCTGTCTGCTCTTGTTAAATGAGCATCAACTATAATCGACATAGATGAACCGAATCCAGATGTACTGCTAGTAAGATTGTATGTATTATCTCTTCCTAGAAATAAGGTATTCTCTCTAACTGTATCAACTTCATAAAAATCATTATGCCATTGTACTATATCTCCTACCTCTGGAGGTAGTTCTGAGTCTATTAAGTCTTGTTTGATGAATGCAAAAGATGCTTCTCTTCCTAAATCAGGACCAAATTCTTTTATATCTATTACTTGATCTCCTCTAGTAATTAAACAGGCTATTTTAACTGCGTTCCAATAAGATTTCTGTAATGATTCTCCATATAGGTTCATACTAGAATCTTCTATACTCAATTTATGGTATAAAACTTCTTGCTCTACAATATCATGTAGCAGTTCCCTATTGATGTTAACCAATAAGTCAAAATCTCTGTTCGATCCAAATAGCATTTATTTCTCTTCTATTGTTTCTGTTCCTATTTCCATACTAACTATATTACTGTATTTAGTCATGGCATTTTTTTTAAAAGCTTCATATGCTTCAGTTCCTTCTTTTTGACTTATAAGTTTTACTTTATATGTAGCAACTAATGATTCTTGGTCTTGACTTGCTAATGTAACTGTTGTTACACCAGGTAATGCTCTAATAGCATCATCATATTTGCTAGGACCTTCATCACCAAAGGTAACTTTAATCATTGCTTCGAATGTTCTGAATGTAATTTCAGATATAATTTGTGATAGTTTCATTAACCTACGTATATTACCATTGGTACAGACTTTAAAATGTTCTCTACATCTTCAGATTCTTTAGCCTGTGCTTCTAATTGTTTACTTCTAGATGTCATATCTAATAGCTCTCTTAAACTTAATAATAAAGCTCCTTTTTCACTTCTTGCATCTGCAAGCAGGTCAGCTTGATTAAGAGTTGCTTCTGATCCCGGTACTGGTACTGTTGCATACTTCCCTCTGATATATCCTAATAGTTCTTTTGCTAATGCTAAAGTATATTGGAAAATCCACTGTCTACCGACACTATTAGTTTGTTTGTACTGTATATTTTCATAAGGTACTTCAGAAACATTTGTAATTACTGAATTGTTAGAGTTAAAGTTAGTTGATGCTTTGTCTTCCATCTTATAATACTCAAAATGTAAACTTCCTGATGCAGTAGGTATTGGGAATAACTTTAATTTATTATTTGTCATTTCAAACGAAAAAGCGGACTTTCTAATTTGATCATTAAATTCAATTGCTTGTGTCTTTAGTACATCATAAGATGTTGGCATTAATAAAAAGTTAACTCCAGGACTAAATTTTCCAAAGTCAAATGCTCCCATTAAAGACTGTACACCTGTACCTGTTCCAGCATAAGGGTCAAAATACCTTTGTATCGCTGGTGCAGCTTCATAAAAGATTTTTCTTACTTCAATCTTTCCTGAAATGTTATTTTCTGTTGACCATGCATCAAAATCATAATTTTGTACATTTCTATTGATCGTTATTGAACCAGTATGTTTAGTTACGTTTCCACCTACTCCAGCTTCTGTTCCGTAGTGTTGAGATATTTGTATAATTCTACTTATGGTTGGATCAATTACTTGGTTGTTCAAAGAACCTCTACTACCAGTAGAAGAGCCTTCTAAACCTAAATAATTCTCTCTTATATTGTATTGAAATACTTCATTACCATATGTAGTTATAGCTTCTTCAAAACATGCATAAAAAGAGTTGTTATTCAATTCTACATCCATTAGAGGGTACCCTAATCTGGTAGCACAGAATTTAGCAACTTTATCAGCATCTTGTTGAAAAGAGCTGTCTGCATCGTAAAACCCGAATGGAGTATTACCTGGTGCAAAGGTAGAACTTCCGTTCCATATAGTTACATTTGCCATATATTAGTTTTCTAATAAATAGGGACTAATCTCTGAAGGTTTGGTATACTTTCAAGATAGGTGCCACTATATCGTGTCTATGATTGGTTTCTAATGAAGCTGTTTGAAAGCCTTCTACGTTCTCTTCAATTCTAGATAGAAAAGAAAATCCAGTTTCTCTTTTGTCTTTTAAGTCTATTTGAGCCATATCTCCACATATTACCATTTTAGAATTTTTCCCTAATCTTCCGATTACGGTTTCCATTTGAGTATGTGTTACGTTCTGAGCTTCGTCAACTATTACAAATGCATTTACAAAAGTCCTTCCTCTTAGAAAAGCAAAAGGAACTATTTCTATAATTTCGTCATCTATTAATTTTGTTACTTTTTCTTTGCTGTAAAGCATGTGTAAGTTATGATAGATAGGCGCTAACCAAGGGTCCATTTTTTCTCTTATATCTCCTGGTAAAAAGCCTATATCTTCTTTAGACACAGTAGGTCTTGTTATAATAACCTTATCTACTTGTTTGGTAAATAACATATCTAAAGCTACTTGAGTTGCTATTAATGTCTTACCAGATCCTGCCATTCCTTTAATGACTGTTATTGGAGCAGTAAGAATTTTAGCTTTAGCTTCTTTTTGTTCTTCGTTTAATTGTACTTTAAATTTAATTGGGTTCTTAGGCCTCTTCTTTACTGAAAATACCTCATCGGTATGGTGTCTTTGTGGCATGTTTATAACTTTATTTGATTTATAACTATAAATAGGACATAAAAAAAGAGGCCCGAAGGCCTCTCTTAATAATTTAGTCAAGATATAGACTATACTAACTCTAAGTCAGAAATATAGATCTTACCATAAAATTCTGGTCTGATCATTTTCTTAGCATAACGAGTCATTAAACCTTTTCTTGGAGTGAAGGTTTCTGGATCGTATACCATTGGAGTCATCATTAATGGTACATAAGGAGCATATACTGCACCAGCTTCTAAGAACTGTCCACCTCTGTAACCTAACAACATAATGTTCTCAGTCATATAAGGATTCTTGTAAACTTGGAAACGGTTAGCTAAGCTACCAATTTTCTGTACACCCATTGCAAATTTCTCTTGGTTACCGTCAGTTTGTGCAGCATATCCTGGAATTGATTCTAAGATTGTTGCTACTGAAGGAGAACATACTACGAAGTTTGCACCACCTCTTAAGGTCTTTTGGTGAATCTTGTTAGATACTTTCTGTACTTTAGTTCCTAATGTTTGGAACCATTGTCCTTGAGTATTGTAAAAATCTGAAGTTGCTGAAGACCAAGCACCGCCTTTAAAGACTTTGTTGTTCTCTGCAGACCATTTTTCAGTTGTTGTAGCGCCTTTGATCAACATATCTAAGATTTCTAAATCAATCTCCATAGAGATGTATTCAGATAACAAAGAAGTTAATTCAGCTTCTGCATCAATTGAATGGTATGCGTTAAGATCTTGAGCAAATTCTGGAGTCCATTGTGCTTTTAACTTTCTAGTCTTAGCAACAATTGCCTCAGATTGTAATTGAACATCGATTTCTGGAATAGAAATAGAAGTATCAACTGCTACACCACCGTCAGCTTCAAAATCGCCTCTTGTGTTGTCTGTTGGTTGTTTGTGATAAGTTACTTGAACGTTATCTGCATCAGTAATATCTCCTGCTCCTACTGTTTGTACGAATACTAAGTTAGATCCTGAGATTTTAGTGAATTGCTTGTTGATTGTTACTGAACCAGAAGTTAATCCGAATGCACGAACTCCTTCTACGTCATAGTTAGGAATAGAAGATAAAGCGATAGATACAGTTTCGTATTCAGCTAATGTAATACCAGCATCGAATCCTACATCTTTAAGCTTTGCAGCTCCTACTGCAGCTGCTGCTACAGTTCCAGATACACCGTTGATAGTGTAACCAAATTGACCTGCTCCGTATAATCCTCCTGAAGGATCTACATCAACACCCATTTTGTTAGCACCGTCAGTAACGTTACCGTACATATTTTCTCCATCAGTACGTCCGTTAGCGGCAGTACCATATTTGAAATCTAGATAAAATACTAGACCTGAAGGTAAAGACATTGGTTGTACAGATACGAAATCCTGTGCACTAATTTGAGCAAATACTTTTCTTACCAAAGGTAATGCAACACCAGCCCATTGTTCTCCTGCGCCTGCTGTAAAGCCTGCTGAAGTACCAGATGCACCTGTGTTATTTGCTTCTGCTACGATTTGTTTAGCTTGGTTCTCTAAAATCATAGCCATGTTTGTAGCTACTCTTTCATCAGTGATCCCTTCTAACAAACCTGAAGCACTCCACTTCTCAGCTAATTTTGCTGAGTCAGCTTGTAAGCTTTTAAAGCTGTTTGAGCTTTCTAAAAGATTGTTAATTTCCATAATTGAAATTTTAATTTAAGTTTATAATTAATGTTATTTAATAATACCTGCTAATTTCTGCATTCTTAATACTGCTTCTGATACTTGTCCTATTACTGGAGGATTACTTGCTGTAGTTCCTGTAGCTCTAGAAGCCATACCTCTATGTTCTTTAAGATTGGTTTTAGCTGGTGCGACAATATTGTCTGATACTGTTTCGAAAACTAATTTTACTTCTTTAACTGTTTCAGCTTTATCGAATGCAGCGATTATGCTTACTTTCTGGCTTTCAGTTAATGAATTAGCTTTGAAAATTTTATTAACGTATAATAGTTTAGAGTTAAGAATGTTAACTTCGTTTAGTTCATGTCTTAAAGTCTCTACTGTTATAAGAGCTTCTTTAAGGTCTGCACTATTCTGTTTAGCTTCCTTCAAAGTATCATTAACGTTTTTCTCTTTAGAATCTGATTCTGCTGATACTTCGTTTTCTGTACTTTCTTCTACTGGCTTATCGTCTTTATCTGCTTCTTCACCTTCGGTAGTTAAACCTTCTAGTTCTGCAAGTAATTCGTCTAAGTCAATTTCTTCTTCACCTTCTCCGTCTTCTGGAGCCATTTCTGGTTCAGCTCCCATTTCTGGTTCTGCTTCCATTCCTGCATCCATATCAGCTCCTAATTCATCTTCTCCTTCTAGACCTGCTTCAGCTCCCATTTCGGTTGCTATTACATCTCTAATAAGATCTTTAAATTGATCGACTGATAATTTAGATAAGTCTTCATCTCCGTCTATTTCGTCAGCAGCTTCTTCTGCTTCATCCTCCATAGGTGCGATTTCTTCTTCTCCGTCTAATTCTTCTTCTTCTGGAGCATCCTCATCGGATACTTCAGTATCTGCATCTTCCTCTTTTACTACTTCGTCTTTAGCCTCATAGTTACCTTCTTCTACCTCATCAGATTCAGTTACTGCTTCTTCTGTGGAAGAGTCTTCCATCTCTTGAAGTTTTGCAGCTAACATATCTTTTAAATGAGGAGTCAAAGACTCTTCTAGGGCTTCTTTCGCGTTAGCAATAGCAGCGGAACGTACAGATTTTGCTTCAGCAATTGCTTGCTTGAATAAATCTTTGTTTGCCATTTTAATAAATGTTTGTTGTGGGTTTCTACGATTATTATAAATCGTAATAGAAAATTATAAATTGTTGGAATCAGTATAGAGACTGATTATTATGTATATAAATATATACTTTTTACGAAAACAAGAAAACCACCTGTAAAAGATGGTTAACTTTCCTGCCCGTCGGTAGCGTCCGAGGAATTACCTTATCCTAATAGCCCGATGTCTGTTAAGACGTCTCTTACTAGGGTATGTACTTCTTTTCCTTTAACTAGAGATTTTACTGAAGCGAATGCTGTTTGTCCCCATGCTGATTTTCTGATTGAAGCGATTACATCACCTCCGTATTGACCTGCTAAGAAGAATATAAATAAAGCATATAGTCCTTTAGTAACTGGGTCAATGTATTTTTTAGTTGGTCCTATCATTACTACTGATAGCACTCTTTTAATTGGTGACATAAAAGCTGCTTCGTTCTTATGCGTCCAATCATAAATTTTTGTTGCTATATCATCTGTTTTCTGCCATCCTTGTTTCTTAGCTATCTTTTTAGCCATAGAAGAAAGCATATTAGCTATTGTATTGGATAATAGTACGTAACTAAGTATTCCTAATACTCCAACTACTTCGTTAGCTTGATCATCTTGCTTAACCTCTTTACCTTCTAATTCTTTAGCCATTGCTGCAGCTAAAGCAGAAAAGTTTTCACCTTCGTCTAATTCATTATTAGCGTAATCATCTTCTTCTCTTCTATATGATTCATAATCTGATTCGTCAGTATCTTTTGCAGCGTCTAATAAGTTACCAAGTTCTACATCATCTTCCATATCCGGATTAAGTAGGGTAACAGCGTTTGGTAAGTCATCTCCTCTACCTATGTGTAGTTCATAATCTATTCCTTTTTCGTAATTCGCTTTTAAATAGTTCTCTACATTACCTATGTCTTGTAGATCATAGCCAAAAGTAAATAAACTATCATCATCGTAATTCTCTAAGATTATTTTGGATAATTTCATTATGCTCTCAATATATCGTTAATTATTAAATTTAAGTTGCTGTATTTAGCAGGTCTTAATTTACTTTCTGATAATGCAACTGGGTTCATAAATGCACCATGTGTAGAAGGATTAGATACGAAATCCCAACAAACTAATTCAAAATCGTTTTGTACTTCTAAAGTACCTTCGTTTGTCTGCTGTACTGATCCTGTTCCTCTAGAGGATATCCCTATAGTATGACCAGCCTTAATTATTTCTTTTACTATATTTCCTGATGGAGTATTAAGTAGTTCTACTCTTCCCATCAAATCATCTCCATCCCACCATAAGTCTTTGACTATGTGAGAAGCATTCTTTAATGACACTACAGGAGATTCTGGATGATCTAATTCACCAAAAGCATTCCCGTTTTTAACAAATTCTTCTGTGTATTTCTTAGATTCTCTTTCTAAAATTGGCTTAGCATATACTCTACCATTCTGGTTCTGTGCTTTTGCTCTTTGCATAACTCCTTCTACTTCAAAAACTCCAGGTCTCCCTTTCGCTTCTTTAAGTACGGACTTAAACGGTGTTACATCTACTAGTAATTGTGCCATGTTTTATTTTCTTTTAGTGTACTTAGTCTTTCTTTCATTGATGTTAGGTGAAAAAACACTTTGTTTAGGAGTTTCATACATTTCTTCTTCTCCTAATGGTTTTGTACCGTTATTATTAGCATCAATTTCTGCTTTAGATATTGTACGTACTTTAGGTAAGTCCACATTCTTAGTAAGCCCTTGTTTTACTACTGGAGCTAGATCTTTTCTAAATGCTGCTTCTAATGATGGTGCGATAAATGCTCCAATCTTTAATCCCTCTTCGTTTCTAAATTCTGCTGTCTTAGCAAATGCTCCTTGGATCTTTCCTCTCATCTTATCATAGAAAGATTCTATCTCTGTTACAAGATTTTCCAGTTCATTCACTACTGGTTTAATACCTTCAAAGCCTTCATAAGATTCTCCCCATTCTGCTAATTTAGCAGTAGCAGCTTCATTGATAGTAGCTTCTTTAAGCATATTAACGATCATGCCTTTAACATTCTCTTTTAATGCTTTTTTAATTGCTATGTCTTTTGCAGCCTTATAATCGTCTCCGTCTATATCTCCATCGTTATCATGATCTGTACCTTTCTCTTCTTGTAAGGAAGCTTCAAGTTTTTGATCTATATAAGCTATAACGTCTGATTTAGCATGAGGTATCATTCCTGGCTCTGTCATTGGACCAGCTTTCCATTCTCCAAACTCAGAAACTACTAAGTCTACTGCTTTATCAAATTGAGGACCCATAGACTCTACATACCCGCCAGTTTCATAATCATTTTCTGTGACTATTTTACCACCTTGTATTTTTTTTCTACGAGCTTCATATAATCCCTCTACTCTTTTTTCTCTCTTAACGTATCCTTCTTCTGCTTCTCTTATTGGAAATACTCCTTCAGCAATGTTAGTTAGTGTTTTACTAATAGCTCCTCTGAATTTCTTAAGACTATCTAATGCTTCTTCTCTATCTCCTTCTTCTACTGCATCTATTACGTATGATAAGTGCATTCCTTCACTATGGTAGTTTACATCTTCGAAAGAATCAAAGATAGCTTGCATAGTCTTTAATGGAGTATTAATTCTAACTTTAAGGCCTGTTTTAAGCATTCCTTCATAGTCAAAATCTACTGAGAATTTATCTCCTATTTTATAAGGTTTAATTTGTTCGTCTTTACCGTAAGATTTAACATCATCCATAAATTCGTCTGACATTGCTTCTTCTACTTCGTTTTCTTGCATGTCTGCTCCAGATTCATAGTTGACAGATATAAATTCTTCAAATTCATTTTGGATTTCTTCATCTGAAGCTCCTCTAATATCTTGTCTGTGTGTTTTTACAAAATCATATATCACTTGGTCATCATACCCTTTAAATAAGTGCCCAATTTCTTTTGCTCTGTGTGCACATTGCTCTGCTTCAAATTCATCATCATCGGGTGCGTACATAGCGTCTTGTTCTGAAAGGTGTTTAGCTTTTGCTGCTTCAATATCTCCTTTATAGATTTGTTTAACAATCTTACGTCCTAATTCTTCTAATTGGTCTAAGCTTAAAGAGTGTTCTTTGTTAAATCCTGCCAAGTATGCTGCTCCAATGTCTCCGTAAACTGCTGGATCTACTGCTTCTTCTGAGCCTTCATCCTTTCTAGGATCATCGTGCCATCCTGTAGCATTATCCATATCATTTTTAGCATCTTCTTCTGCATCTTCTGTATAAACACCTTCTTTTAGTGTTGCATTCTTTAAACCGTTAAATCCATCTACTTGCTTCTCTCCTCTTTTAACTTCAACTGCTTTATCGTGCTTGTCTACATTATTATCTTCTCCTGCTACTATATTAAGGTAGTGAAGCTGATCTTTCATTAAGTTAGATATAACAATCTTCTTAGCTGCTAAGTAATCTTCCTTATTAACGTTTGTAGTTGGATCAATTCCTTTAGCTTCTAATTCCATATCAATACCTCTTTCGACTATATTAATATTAAAGTTAGCTTCTAACTGTTCAATTGATTTAGCTGGAGCTTTTATAGCCTCATAAATCATTCCTTTGTTTTTAAGAATTTGTACAGTATCTGGATATGCATTTACATTAGTAATGAATTGTGGAAATTCACTTCTCATCTGTTGAACAAATACTTGTTTGCTCAAAGTGCCCTCTAGGACTGCATTATATTTTTCGGTTGCTGTTCTCATTGACTATATTTCTTTATATCCTTGTTTTTTTAATATCTTTTTTGCCTTAGTAGCTTTACCTAGAAAATTAGGAGTAGCGAACTGTTCTCCTGTACCAGGTGTAAACGTAGCTGTACCTCCTGTTACATTAGCCTCTTTCATTACCTCTTTAACTAATCTTGTAAGGTCTGATCTTTTCATAAGCTTCTTAACTCGTTAACTAAATCGTAATACTGCATAAGATTAACTAAATGAGTATCTTTTACAGTTTCTTTTTTATTAAGTATAACTATACTCTTTGATACTTCTGCTAATTTTATTTTTACTACTTCGTCTTTAATGTTCTTAGATAAAGTATTTACTATTTTAGAAATTTTTGTAAGCTCTTCATTAACTACGTTTCTCAATCTTGCTGTTGAGTTTACAGACGTAATAAATTCCCTAAGGATATTTTTTTGTTCTGGAAGTAGGTCTTTATAGTTATCGTTGAATTTCTCTAATAGTATTTTAAATGTAAGTAGTTTTAGATCTTTATCGTATCCTGAGTATTCTTCTATAAGTGAATCTTTTACTTTGTTCTTATCTTGAGAATTATCAGTAAGGTGTTCTAATATAGTCATCTTATTATCTACTAAAGACTTAGGGTCTAATACCTTAGTTGAATTATAAGACTCAAACAAACAATATAAAGCAGCTAATGGTTTATAGTTTCTAACTTGTATGCTAAAGAACTCTTCTACATCGTAGCTTTCTTTAATAGTAGAAATAAGGTCATACTTTTGTTTCTTTAAACTAGCTTGAGATATCTTTCTAGCTACTTCTGAAATAGAAGTAAGAATTGTCTCTGCTCTTTTTTGATTAATACCTTTAGAATTGATTACAAATTCGTAAAGTTTAAACTCAGCAGCTAATGATGTTTTCCCGGTAAAGTACTTCTTTATAATAGATACGGCTGGTGAATCCTTCTTTGACAAAGTATCCGCAGCAATCTGCTTAACTAATAATTCGAATATTAGTCCGGTATTTTTATACTTAGAGTGTTTTATCTTCATTCTATACGTTTACTATTATAAATATGGGCTACTTACCTAAATCTTTTATGTTTTCCTCCTTTAACAAGTCTCCATCGGTTGAATCGCTGTTTTTAGTAAATACAATGTGCTTTAACATCTCTTCATTCCTGAGATACTCAAGCTTAGCTTTGGAAGTCCTTACCTCACTTATATTTTCATTATCGCTTGGAAATCCACCATGCATTCCGTGGCTACCTAGTGGGTCTCTGCCGCCCATTGCTTTAGTAGTACCATATACAGAAGACTTTTCTTTAGGTCTGCCACCTTCAGGTCCAGGTTGTCCCCAGTCTGATATAGGTTCATCGTCTTTAACTTCAGCATATCCTGCTGGTAGCTCATCTTGACCTCCTCCTTTTGGAGTAGATACTGATCGTCTACCGTACATAGAAGCTAAATCATGTGGTGTACCGTAAGTCATACCGGATTTAGCTGGATCGTTACCTTCGGCTTCGATTTGTGCTCTTCTAAATCCTCTTTTAGTATCCTCAAGTACTAGATCTCTCATTTCCATATAAGCATCTTCTGATAAATCGAATATATTTTCGTAAATATAGTCTGAGGAGAATAGTTTAGTTTCTTGCATTTGTGATGCTAGATCTATCTTCTCTTTTAATAATGCTACTTTCTCTTGTTCAAATATAATAGAAGGAGTAGTTAACTTAAGTTCAAAGTTAGTTAAACTTTCTCCTGTAAATCCTTGTGTATATAAATGTACTAGTGCAATTTTAGTTAATTCAGATTCTAATATCTTTTGAATTCTTTCAACTGTTCTTGCAAATCTTATATCTTCTGCTGCTAAAGTTGCTTTACCGCTTAAGTCTCCTTCATATCCGAAGTATGCTTTAGGTATTTTTAATGCTGCAAATAACTTAGCTTGTAAGTACTGTACATCGTTAGTACCGTCGTATTCTAATCCTTTAGTAGTTTCTATTCTAGTTGATGTATCACCCCCTCTTACTGGTAGGTAATAATCTTCCATCATATTCTGCATATTAAACTTCAAGTTATATTGACCTGTTTGAGGATCAACATAAGGAGTTTTTTTCATAGTATTAACAGTCTTTTGCATAAACTGCTCTACTTCATTAGGAGGTATAGATCCAACATTAACATAGAACATTCTCTTTTCAGGTGCTCTCATTATACGGTGTATTAACATCGCATCTTCCATTAGTGTTGTTTGTTTAAATATCTTACGAGCTGGCTCTAGATAAGATCTTCCGTACGGTAAATAGTGAGTATCTGATATTAATCTAAAATGAGCCATTTCGTAATTCTCTAAAGTAATAGCAGAACTTTTCTGGTTAGGTAGGTAGGAAGTATCAGATGATGCTCCTATACCGTCAGGATTTAGTTCAAATATTACTTTACTAGGATTTTCAGGATCTAGTCCTTCTTTTCTAGCTATATGGTAAACTGTATACGGAAGTACATTATACACTCCAAATTTCTCTGCTATTTCTAACTTTAAAAAGAAATCTCCATATTTACACATATTACGTGCCCAAGACCATAAGTTAAACTCAATGTTCATTACATCGTAGAATAAGTTATAAAGTACCCTCTGTATGTTTTCGTCTGAGGATTTAATCCCGAGTATTTCTCCGAAGTCGTTTTTTACTGTTGCTTCATCAGCTATAATATCTAATGCTGAAGCTATAATAGGATCGCTGTCCATTGCTTCATAATCTGCATATAGTTGAATACGTAAGGTCTGGTAGTTTAGATTAGCACTAAACATATTAGACTTATTGTACTGATATAGTCTAGTAAATCTGTCAAGTAGAGAATTAGTCTCAAACTTACCAGTCTGTTGTATTTTGTTTATATCGGTAACTTTTAATTCTTTTCCCCCAACATTACGTATTACTACGTCTGTTGCAAAGAGCCTTGTTAACCTACCGAAAAGAGTTTTATCAGCCATCTAGTGTTCGTTTTTTATAAATAGTATTAGTTTAGTAACCAGGATATATCTTCTTCAGTATGTCCATTATTAACAATATACGGATTATTTTGCATATTACCAACATTTTTTAGTATTGCTGGGTTTTTAGAGTTTAGGTTATGAAAAGAGGATAACTGTGCTCTAGCTAAGTCCATACCCTGCTGTCTCATTCTTAATGCCGTATCTCTAACATATAGTGCAGTTGCACATGCTATAAGTAAATCATCGTTGTAGTTCACCTGTGCTTGAGGTTTACCGTTCTTCCATACGAATACTCTCATTTCAGCTACGAGTCTCTTAGACTGTATAGTAACTGCCTTCTCCCTAACGTATTCGATCATCTTAGCAATAACTAATGGTCTAGTTCTTACCGACATAGTGAATCCAGGTACAAGTTTATCTCTTTCGTACTTAGACATATAAGATTCTACTGTCTCCATATTGCCTGTAGAACTGTAATATAGGTTCTTATACTCTCTCTCCATCACTTGTTCGATGGTTGCCCAACCTATGTTAGCATTTTCTACAACTAACAGAGCGTCGTTATATTCTGAGGCAATCCCTACTAGTACGTTACCGTAGTCTTTAGGTGAAAGTTTACCTTTGTATTCTGCTACTTGAGTACAAGTTTCTATATCAAATACATGAAATGCAGAGTAATCTGCAGAGTCTCCTCTAGCAACATCCGCTACTACCATATATGATTTATTATAGTCAACTCCTTCCCATACCCATAAGTTACCGTCAACTCCTCTTCTTTCCATAGGGTCTTTGATATAACTCTGTTCTATGAACATCATGTCGTCTGGTTCAAATACTGTATCTCCGGAAGCTAAGAAATCACAGTCACATTCCTGTCCTGCCATTCTAGGTCCTAAATCAGCATCTTGTTGATCTCTCCATTTCTGATCTCTTTCAGGATGTACTGTCCAAGGTAGTCTTACAGCTACGAAAGAATTCTCTGCTGTTTCTGCTTTTTCCCATGTCTGGTGAAACCAGTTACCAATTCCGTTAGGGGTTGATAATGACATACACTGTCCACCTGTAGCTAATGTTTGTTGTGCTGCTGCGAATGTTTCGTCAATATTATCTATAAATGCTGCTTCATCAATTAACAGTAACGATACTGCTTCAGAACGAGCTGCATCTGCATTAGATGATTTAGCTGTAATTTTAGACCCATTAGATAATCTTAGTGATAATTTGTTTTTCTCTAATGCCGGTAGTTTTAACCATTTAGGTAGCTGGTCGTACATAAACATCGTCTTTGTAACTAAGTTACGGGCTGTTGCTTGTGTAGTAGCTAATGCTAAAACGTTTTTATCTTTATGAAATAACATTAACCATAGAGAATATCCAGCTGCTAAAGTAGATATACCTAGCTGTCTAGATTTTAAAACAATAAGAAATTGATTGTCTCTAAATAAATGAAGTACTTTTCCTTGAAAAGGGTATAAATTAAACAATATACGTCCTCTAGTGGGGTGCTGGATGTAGCAATACTTTTTCATAAAGTATTCCGGATCCTTCGCACACTTAATATATTCCTGTGCTATTATCTTCTTTATGTCTTGTGCCATAACTTATTTTAGATCCTTATAATCTAGTTTTAAAACGTTTGCTCTTGAAGTAGTACTTAAAAAGCCTTTTATTGGTACGGTTCTAATTGTAATACCTCTTCCTGCGTGTCCTTCTGTATTTGTTGCTTTTGATGCATTTCTTTCAAATCGAATAATTGGCTTATCTTCTTTATCGAAATCTTCATCTTTTTCGTAGTTTCTAGATGATGTAATAGTTAATGTGTCTTTATCAAATTTAAAGTCTAATTCTGTGAATGTTCTTTTGACTACTACTGCTTTATCTGATCCGAATGCTAATGCATCGTAACCCATACCTGGGGCATTTAGTACGTATATACTTCCGTAAGGTTTATTATTTTTAGGGTTTATCATATTTAATAGCTTTGGATTATTTTCATCCTGTACTAGCTTTAAATCTTCTGTGCCTTCTCCCATACCCGGTAATAGTACGTTATCGAATACGTCCCTATGAGTTGTCATTGCTGATGACCATCTAAATGGGCCGTCCTTTTTTATTGATATAGGAATTTCTCCAGAGCTATTATAAAGTCTAATGTCTGCTTTTTTATTATCTCCGGTTTCTCTTCCTACAGATACTGCACTTTCAACATTAGGATATTGGAAAACTATATTTCCTTGAGATGGTTTTATTGTTACATTTATAGGACCTCCATGAACGTTAATTAATTCGTTTATTTTAGCAACTACAATAGCCTCGTTATCTAAGCCTGCATCTCCTACTGAGGTTTGATTCTTATGTATGATTTCTATCCCCTCTGGTGTTCTAAACCCTCCACCACTTGAACCTGTAATCTGGTCTTTTTCATAACCTAAATTTTGAAGTGCTACGAAAATATCTGATCTCTTCTTATCTGTATATACGATAATACGATTTTTAGCATGAGCTATTATCTCATCATCATCTAAGTTAAGCTTTAGTATTAACTCTTTACCGAGTGCTTGTGCTTCTTTAGAAAGGTATTCAAATGGGTGCTTTGCTTCGTTTATTAAATTAAAACCAAAAATAGATTCAAACAGAGCAATATCCTTAACACTATTAATGTCTGGATATCCTTTTTCGGTTCTGTATGACCATTCTAGTAAAACTTTATCTATAAGACTCATATAATTACTCTTTTCTTTCTCCTATTATGCTTTGTGCTGCTGCTGTTAGTTGTTCAATTGCATCATGACACCAGTCATTTGATGTTTGGTCATCCCATAGTTTAACATCCTCTATTTCTTCTAGCTCTCTTTGAAGACCTTCTACTACTTCAATTAAAAGTTTTCTATTTTTCCATTCTTTTCCTTGCCAATCTTCTTGTTCTTTCAAGTCTTCTTTATGGTATAGTTTTTCACTTTCACCATTAGGACCACTTCCACCTTCATCATGGGGTTTACCTGACATTAGTGAACCGTCAGGCATCTTATGTAGTTTACCTTTCCATTCTTTACCGTCTTTAGTATAATGTGGAACACCTTCTTCTTCATTTAATCCTTTCCTAGTATTAGCAGTAAGGTTATTCTCTGTTAAAAAACTCTTAAGGTTAAAATTATCTTTCATATCTTTATTATTATGCTTCTGGTTCTGCTCCGTCTTCAAAGTCTATTTCTTCTCCTCCTAAATCTGCTGGTTCTGCTGGTGCATCATCTCCTGCTGGTATTTCTGCTCCTGCTTCTCCTTCTTCACCGCCTTCGGCTCCACCTTCTCCTCCAGGAAAGTCCCCGCCTCCGCCTCCGCCACCTCCGGTGTCTTCTGCTTCTGCTTCCCCTGCTCCTGACATTGGACCTTCTTGATAGAGTCTAGTCATTTTATCTAATGCCTGTTGGTAATCGTCTATTTTATCAATGTAGTACCTCTTTCCCATTATTTGAGCTTCAAAACCGGTACCAGTCCATTTTAGGATGTAGTGTTGTCCATTTTTAAGGTTAACCCTGAATGATGATGGTCTTGGTGATACCCAATCCACTGTGTCAACAAATTCTCTAAATTGCTTAGTTTGTAATTTAATGATTGCTTTAGATAGTGTTGGAAACTTACCTAAGATGGTATCAGTAGCATCTTCTAGGACTGTCTCTTTTGGAGCGTCCATGTCTGCTGGTTCTTCTGGTGCCGGTTCTTCTTTTTCAAGCTCTTTTAAGTATGCTGCTTCACTTACTGCTGAGAATTCTGGTCCTCCTGATTGTGAAGATATTTTAATATCGTTTTTAGTAATATATTTTAATATGTACTTTTCTTCAGGTTTTAGGTTGTTTTTACTAGCGAATCTATCTACAGCCATTGATGAAGCATCATCTCCATATTCTTTTGTAAACTTTAATATCAATGCCTTTGCTCTACCTTTTGGCGAAGATGGGTTATCTAAAAATTTATCGTATATGTCTTGTTTAGCTTCATTTAGATTATCATATTTTAGTCTTTTAAGTCCAGTAACTGCTTCTTCCATACTACGTCTCATTCTCATAAGTTCGTATTGTTCTGGTCTTTCAGTTCTTAAGTAAGATTGTAGTTTTCTAAAGTTAGTTCTGATAAGCTCAAATAAGTCTTTTGCTTTTTGATCTCTTTGTATATCAGGAGAACGCATTAGTTCTTTTAAATCAGCGATTATGTCTGAGTAATCTTTATATAGTCCGTTAAAAGAAGGAAGAGAGATTATTTTATGGCCTACTGATCCTGTGTTCTTATCTACACTTATAGTTCTGAATA